TCGCATTTTCGCCCAAACAGTTGCAGCGTCATGGTAGGTTTCGGTAAAATTTCCCATTCCATCCGAAACTTTTGTTTTATACTGCAATACAATTTGGCGGTCCATTTCACCAGTACGAGGCATCCTACAACTCCTCCCACAATTTCGCATTCCAAAGTAACTTCTGAACAGTAGTATTAATCACATAAGCCTGAGAGTTGGTCATAATTAAATCTTGGGCTGAACGGTTACTCCAGAGATCGTGTGCGATCATGAGTATAGCTTGCTTAATTTTTGCTGGAATTAAATTAGCCGCCGCCCATCCGCAGACAAATCTCACCACAATCGGATTGGAAGGCTTAAGGGTAGCAGTCGGCCAAGTTCCGTTATACGGCAAAACTACCCTCCCACACTTCTCCCCGTTGGTTTCAACAGTATAGTCAGTAGTGACAGCCATCGTAGTTTCAGTACCAGTCGAATCAGTATATTTGATATGAGTTACGGATTGCAGATTACCAAACGGAATTGTGATGTAATTTTTAACCGGGAATCTATCAAGGTATAAATCAAACGTTTGGGTCATCAGGGCGCGACGGGTTTCATCCTCGACCATCTCACGGGCGGATTGGATTATCGAAGTCAGTAGGGCATCCTCAGCGGTTGTGGCGGCATTTGTGAGGATCGATGTACCAAACTCACAGGCAAGCACTAATGTTTTTGCCACAGTCCTTATATATCGTTTACTGCCAGTATATTCCTTTTCCTGGATTACCGTATCATTAGCTTCGGTAATTTGAGCAAACGCTTGCACCACATTATCAATTTTCCAGTCAGTCCATGCGATATTGTCATCTGATTCTTGTATTTTACAATCAACCGTAGCTCCTGTTCCATTGTTTATTGGCTGCAAAAATACAATAGATTTTTTACCAATTACTTCTATTGCTGTTCCAAGTAAAGTATAAGCAGTCACTACCGGATGAGATCCAGCAACAATACAAGTAAACAATTCATTACTATCTGCAATAGATTCAGAATCTAAGCGCAATTGACTTTTCAATTCTGATAATGAAATCGGCTCACTCGTTGGAGCGGAATACAGAATTACATTCATTGATATGCCCTCCGCCTACGATGAATAATATTTCCAATGGTCTGAACACATTTTCCATATTCAGCGGCTATGGCAACCATTGTCTTTGTCTTATTAAAAAAATCTTCTCGCATTTGGTTACACTGTTGAAGTGTTAAAGTAATATGAGCTAAGGCTAATCTATTTAATTGCTCTTCATTTTTTCTATGCCCTAATGCAAACTTATTCCCACGTAAACAGTTTTTATGCTCTTCTGATAATTTCCTACCAAGGCTCCATTGTTTACCTAGCATATGTGTTCGCCTCCGCTCCCTTTCTTCGGGCGTAAGGTTCATTTTTAATCCAGTCTTTGACTCTGACATATGTTTTCTAGCCTCATCAGACATTTTCTTTCCACGATGAGCATCCCCGGTTTTCTTTTTGGACTCTTCGCTTTGCTTATAACCTCGTGGTGATCTCGCGTAAGGAAAAATATTAAATCCCATATTACGATTAGTAGCTTGATACGCATCAAGATAATATTGCTCTCGCTCTACCAATGAATCAATATCGCAATATTCTAAAATCGCATAAACAAATTCATCCTTTCCGTATTTATTCCATGCTCTTTGCAAATATTTATTTTCATGCTTTCCTTTTACTAACGCCCTTCGGTGATCCCCTTTTCTCTCTGCTAAATAAGTCGCACTCCCAATATATACTTTTCCATTATAATTACATCTAATACAATAAATCCCACTTTTACGACCCCTATCCGGATCTCGACCAGAAGGATTAATCATTGGCTCAAATGGAATTTCCACTACTATTTTTTCCCCTTTTTACCTTTCTTTTTACGCTTCTGCCTTTTAGCTCGCTCAGCTTCTTCCCAATTCCTTAATATTCCTGTTTTCATGTAATATTTTAAACCATAAGATATTTAAATAATCAATTAATTATTTTTAAATTTTTCAGGGAGCAATCATTTCTTGGTGTTCTGCACTCGGCCTACAAGAACCGGTGCCGAACTCTTTAACAGCCCATTGCCAGTAATCAGCCCTGAACTCCCACATTCCGTCAGCGGTGCAAAGATCATGCAGAAGTTGATCCGCATATGTTTTATATGAATCATCGATTAACCCTAGCCGTATCAGTTGATAAATAACGTCATGAATCAAACTACCGATCATGGAATTAAGAGTGTCCCATGTAGGGCCACTTGCGCCATCCCAAACATAAGCTGTGTAGACAATAAGATTGCCTTTGGTGTCTAAGGTAACGAGTGGAATTTCAACCTGATTGCCATAAATATCAGATGTTTTAAATGATAAACATATATTTCGCTTGGGATGTATTTCTATTTTAATATGATACGGACGATTTACCCAATATTTGTAGCCTTCTTTAAAATAAAGACATTTATCTCGTTCAATCATATTCTACGCCTCATTACTTTTATGCGATTCCGGCTAATAAAATAAACCTGTCAATTTTCTTAATAACTCCTGCTTTATACGAGTCCAACATTGATAAATAAGTTGTGGAAACAGGTTGGTCTGCGGAAATATAAGCTGTTAACATCGTGGCGATAACTGCATATTTACCGGGTAACTGTTTTGTGATTTCTGTTATAAGTTGGTCGTAGGTAACCTTACCAGACAAGAATGTTTTAATTCCCGTCAACGCTGTAACTACTGCCGGTTTATAGTCTGGATTATTTTGCAAAACTAACACAAATGCCGTATCTGTAGCAGCGTTAATCGCCGTATTGGTATTCAATCCAGTACAACCAATCAACATCACCAAACATAAAATGGTTAAAAATATCTTTTTCATAAGTCCTCCTTTTTTATTTATTAATTAATTCAACCAATTTTGCTTGCCGCGCCATTTCTTCATCCCACATCTTCCAGCCAACAATTGCACCGGCAATGGAACATTTTACTCGCACAAAAAACATTAGGCCAGTTACAATTAGCCACCAATAAATATTCTTAACTTTTCCTTTGACCTTCGACATAAACAGATCCACCATAACTTATGCCTTCTTCAGCACCATTCTCACGCCACCAATCAAGCTCTTCCCGCATTTTAGCCTTTTGCTGGTCTTCTTTAATCTGATTATCGTCCTTAAATGGACATCCGAATATCTGGCAAAACGGCCACATTATTGCACCTCAAGCACGAAATAAATAAATCCGTTGTTTATTTTTCGGTAATTCCATAAGATCGAAATGTAACCAACTTGTGTTTGCTTCCATCCTGGTTATTAATTTTAATAATTCATGATCCTGGTGAGCGATGATTTCCGCCCTTACTTCTCGTGCTGAGTAACCGTTGATTGTGCAATCGAATGCATTACCCTTTGCATGTTGACTATTTGGCGACCCTAATTCCTTTGCTTTCTCTGGAGTCCGATAACCGCGCCACTGAAACATGCCACCTTTATGCCAGTTATTAACGGTTATGGGACAATTAAAATATTCCCGGAGATTATCAAGAGCGATTAAGGCTTGGGGACTGAAAAGAGATAGGGAATTTTCACCCATTGTCTCGAATGTTTTCTTACCAACAAGTTCTTCCGGCTTAAAATATTTCACTTACTGGCATCTCCTATTTTTACCCTTTTAATACTTCTCTCATTAGCATCCAATTTGTCACTTATCTCTCGCATTCCATCTTTAATTTCCTTACGCCATGCCGCGATTTGTTCAAACTGGAGTTTATTGGCAGTTTCGAGAATTGTGACGCGATCACAAACTTCCGTATTCGCTTTCCGCACATCTCGAATATCACCACGTGTTTCAGCAAGCGATAATAATGAAAGAGAGATAATAAGTCCTACAGCAGAAACCGCTATCCATTGCCATGTTGGGGTCTTGTAATTGTCACCGTTAGCCATATTGCCTCCTTCACAACTTATTATCAAGTGGAGAAAAAGTGGAGGGTCGGGATTGCGCCCTCCATTTTATTTATTGGTTAAGCATCAATTTCTTCCCAAAGAAAATGGAACTGAATCGATGTTGCACCAGTTGCTAATGTAGTATCCGTGACAAGAACATAACCAGGAGACAAAACAATACTCCCGCCAATATCGATCAATCCTGGATTGGTGAGGGCTGTAGTCGCGTTTGTACCAATGCTGCCGATTATTTTTACCAATACCGGAGCCACGATTGTTGCACCATCATCAACAATAGCAACAGATGTCGCATAAGCATATCTGGCACAACGGGGAGTAATGGCTGCGGCGTAGTTGGCACTATAAGTCGTTATGCCGAGGGCCAAAACCGAATCACCTGCCGCCGCCTGATCAAGTGCCCACCCAAACTCATGAACAACAAGGAGTTTCCCGCTACCCGTAGGATTAGCCAGCGCAAGGCCAGTAAAGGTTGTATTAAGAGTTGTGGATGTATTTACCGGTGTCTGATTGGCTGCTGAAAATAACCGACCATTAATGGCCGCATCGGCATATTTTCCGCCACCGGGTTTCGTGATCAATTTTCCGCTGGAATCTACCAGCACAGGCAATCCAACTCCTGCTTCTGTTTTTCCGTACATAATTAAATCCTCCTTAAAAGGTTAATGTTAGTTATTTTTAAACGTGTTCCGCAACGTAAATGTCGCGCAAATCTTCTGCCCATCCATCGTTGTGGTAAACATATTTTTTACCAGTGTCAACCGCATGGAAAGTAGAGCCTTCTTTCGCATCAGCAATGGAAACTTGTTCACCATCTTGGCCATTCCATCGCTGAATAGTTGTTTCTAAACACACAGTCATAGCAACCTCCTTTAATGGGCTGCGGTAACGTAGGCACCGTCGCTCAACGGAACATAATCAATAACAAATTTTGTAGTTCCGGATGCCTGAGATGCAGTTGCGGTGAGGATTCCAATAGTGCCAATTCCATCGACTGTACCAATAATCATGGGTAGCATCGCACCGGAAATTCCAGGGCCAGCGTCAACAAGCGCACCCGTTGCAACCGCAGTACCTAAACAAACCACCCTCGTACCGGGAACAGCCGCCGATAATGAACCGGAGGCCGCAGTCATATCAGCAACACCAATCACAGGAGTTGTAGATGTAAAGTTGAATTTCAAAGTAGTTGCATTTGCGCTGGCATCAGTAACTACTTCACCGTATAGGATGTTTACTTTTATACGGCCATAGACGTTAAAAATCTCCTGCTGAGTCTGAATCATGTAGGTAGCATTCGCCATTGCAGAAGTTTCAACTTCGATGCCGTTAATCACATCGCTTGCAAAATCTTGAGTATTTTGGCTATAATTTCTCATTTTATTCCTCCTTAAAATACGTTAACGGCATAAGCACCGTCAGAAAGAGGAGTATAGCAGAGAACAAACTGCATAGCCCCTGTTGCAACAGATACCGCAGCACCATCATTATTGAGATTGATAGTGCCGGTTCCACCATTTGTGCCTACAATCATCTTTCCCAACGGCCAGAAAGAAATTCCCGCTGAAGCTGTAATGACTGCCGCAGTTCCAACTACATCACCTTGAAGAGTGAGTCGTGTACCTTTAGCCAGAGAAGTAACTACTGCGGAATCGGCAGACATATTTGCTTCAGCAATTACAGGGTCGGAAGAAGTAAAGGTAAATCGGCCTTTTGCTGCATCTGCGCTAAATACCGTAGTCGCTTCTCCGAATAAAGCACTGATTCGGATCACTCCATATACAGTAAAAATAGGGACTGAGGTTTGTTTAAAAATTGTAGTTGTACAAACAGCAATTCCCGTTTCTACCCGCAATCCAGAATTTAAAACTTCAGAAACTTCTACTGTTGAATTTGCATATGATCTCATTTAATCCTCCTTTTTCCCTCTTTTAATAGGGATAGGGGTCTCGGCTGAAGCAGACATAATTTTGATTTTATCCAAAACCAATTTTACAATCTCATCTACATCAACCGGCTTAGGGATTATAGGTGTAGGAATGTTAATATTCTTAATAGCCTCTGCTACTTCCGTCTTAATGGTTTCGATTATCCATCTTTTTTCCTCGTTAAGCATTATTGCCTCCTTTGATTATGAATAAAGTGGGGATATTTCACCCCACCCTATCCAGTTAAAATTAATTAGGCAGTTGCCGTAGGAGGATTAGCCTGTTTATAACGAACTCCATCAAGAACATAAACGACATCGACAATATTACCGGCATCACCGGCAGACGCACCAAGCTGAATCCAATCGCGGCCAGGGGTAAGAATGGATGCGGGAATATAAAACGCAACCATCGCATTGTTACCAGCTACGCCGTTGATGGTGTAAGTGAGCGCATCCGTCTGCCGCGTCCATGTATCATCGGTTTCGCAGGTCAGGTTGACCCAAATCGGGAATTCCGCGCCGGTCGTAATGGGATAGGTTCCAGCTTCAGCCTCGGCCTTGGTTGCGCCTTCATGAACAGTCAGGACAAGCTGATTCGCATCAACCGCGAAGTCCTCATGAATAAGAATCAGACAACCATTGGCACCCTTGAGGCAAATTGCACGAGACGTATCAGCAAGAGCATTTGACGCTACCGGCTCATGCCCCTCGACAATCTGAAAATTTTCGGGAGTGAATTTCATCGTAGTTTCTCCTTTTTAAATAGTCCGGGGAGGATTAGTCCCCGGAGTTAAGGGTTAGTGATTAGGCACGGGCCGCAAGAGCGATAAAGTGAGACTGAGTTGCCGTTGCTCCACCCTTGTAGGGAGTAAGCGCGGTTGCACGAACCGGCTGACCATCGATCCGAAGAACAAACCGGAACACCGACTCATCGTAGATGAACCGGACATGAATGCTCATGTCGCTCTTGATTCCGCCCTTTTCGGCCAATACGTACCCACGATTGAAGTTGGCAAGCATAATATCTCCAACAGTTCCAGGAGCCGCAGCCTGCTCAATAGCAATTGCAGGGAGACCAAGAATCCGGCCATAAGGCGCATCGCTCAAACCACCGGGAGGCATATAGACCGGAATCCCGCCCAATCCAACCGACAGAGACATGGTAAACAACTGAGGTTCAAGAGCCTGATTGTAAAACCATGCATAATTACCCGTCTGAGATGCGAATCGCCGGGAATACATTTTGACAACATTTTCCGCAACCAGCGTCCCTGCTTTCTGCCCCGTTTCGATTGCCTGCGAAACAAGACATCCGGAATTCAGAATTCCAAGAGGCTGTCCCGCTCCTGTCCCGTTAATCATGGCCTCATCAACCTGGAACCCGAATTCACTGGTAAACCCTTCCCTAATAACCGCCTCAAGTTGCCCCGCATCAGCCAACATCTCATCGGTTGCATAGCACAGGCCGATAAGTTTCTTGAGATTGAGTTCGATTTCCCGGAATTTGGGGCGAGACTTCGTTTTCTCTTCAGCCTCGGATGCCCAATAAGCCAAGATGCCACCGGAACGAGTAGATACGCGGGAAGTTTCATCAATCCCGTTGATCTTAGTACCATTGGCATTACCGGAAATCGGAATCCGCCGACCAACACGAGACGAAAGAATGCCCGTCTGGATTACATCCTGTAAAAGTTCCTGTGCAAAATCCTGCTGCACAAGAAATCCACCATCGCTGCCAACGGTTTCATTAAGACCGGAAGCCGCAGCATTGTAAAGGCGAGGATCGACACGCCCACCAGGAACACCCGCCTGCATCACCGCCGCAAGCTGCTGACCGAAGGATGCAAATTTCTCCTTATCCTGACGGGGAGGATCAGCTTCTTTGCGATTCTTGGGCACAGTCATCGGAACATCGGTAGCCGTCAAGCCTGCCGCAATCCTGTCCTGCCGTTCAAGAGTAACCACCTGCTGACGGATGGATTCAACCTCATCCAGCATCTCGTTCTTCAAGGAAACTTCACTTGCGATAGGATCACGGTTCTCAGCCGTTGCCTTCGCATCAATATCCGCAACCTTTTTCATAAGATTGGCGATATCCTGTTTGTACTGCGTAAGAGTTTTCATGTTATTTATTCCTCCTTTGGAATGATAGTTAATTTGTTGATGGAGCAACAATTTCCGCTTTGCATAACAGTTCCGAAACACGATCTTTTTTTACCGGAACCGTCACAGGAGCCTCGACATCACGTTCTGGCTCAACCGGAAGCTGATCAACTACCGGTGGAACTGTAGGGGTTTCGGGTGGATCAGTTGCAGGAGGATCGCCATCGCGGGAATCATCCTGATAACCTTTCGCTATGATCGTTTTGGCCTGCTTATCGCTGAACCCTGCATCACGTAGGGCTTTTTCCGCTGCACGTTTGAGCTTGGATGAAGATTTGTCCCGGCATTTAAGGGAATCGGGGACTTTGGCGTAGATGGACAAGTCGTGGTTGCCTTCGATTGCCTCACCATCGTAAATCTGATCTACGAGGCCATTAGATAGAGAAGCGGCGGCGGTAAACCAAGTTTCATCCTCCATCCACCCGAGACATTCTTCCTTTTTCTTTTTTGTTTTCTTGGCATAGTCGTTGGCAATAGATTCGTTAATTTTGCTGTGTAGTTGCATTTCTTTCTGCATTTCTTCGCAAAGCTCGGCAAGATCGTCTTCGTTATAATAACCGAGGACATCAATCATTGACATCGCCTTGTGAACCATAATGAATCCGCCGTCTACAATTTCAATTTCATCTGCACCCATAATAAAAAACGATGCAGCGGAGGCAGCAAGGCCATCTACGTGAGCGATTACTTTTGATTTATGTTGCATAATAGCAGTTTTCATCGCACGAGCCGCGAATACATCACCACCACTGGAATCTACCCGGATATGAATTGTGTCAGCAGTTAAGGCATTAAATTCCTTAATCCACTCCTGGTGATCGATCCCAAACCAGCCTCCGATGTCGCCATAGAGGTAAATTGTTGCTTCGGTTGGAGATTTATCGGTAATTTCCTTTTTATTCGCACGTGATCGCACGGAAGTTTTATGACTGATTAGCATCAGATGCCTCCTTTGGAACTGTTGTTTTCGCTTTAGCTTGATTCGCCATCCACTCGTCTATCTTGCTGAGCGGAATCATATTGTTAATTGCTATAAAGGGTTCGTCGGCATAGGGGCTATCAGACGGGTCCATGTTTTCTTTTTCTTTGATCTGATTTATCGACATAGCCCCAATTCCAAACATGATTTTGTAATATTCGGCACGATCCTTTGAATTACCCCGGAGGAGACCGTCAAAGTTATGGCGAAAATAGAGCTGGTTAACATATTTCTGAGTATATGTAAGCAATTGGAGGTCAAGATTCTGTTCAATATTGATTGCAACTGGTAAAAGTGAATCAGTGACGTAAGATTGCGCCTCATTTTCGATATTGCTAAAGGAAGATTTCGTCATATCCTTCAGACGATGCGGAGGCAGATTGAACCACCTTGCAATCTCAGGAATCTGGAACTGCCTCGACTCAAGGAATTGTGAATCTTCAGGAGGTATGCCGATTTTCTCTAGTTTCATCCCTTCCTGAAGCAATAAAACTCTATGCGCCTGTGATAACCCTTCATATTCAGATGCAAATGCCTCCCGAAATGTCTTTGGATCTTTGAGAGAGGTTGGATGGGTAATGACTGCTCCAGGATGGGTGCCTTGGCCGAAGTATAATGAGCCGAAAGTTTCCAACGCCATCCCAAGGCCGATGGATTTCCTCGCCATTGCAATCACTGAGTAGCCTTGGTAGCCATCAAATCCTAATCCAGGGATATGGAGAATTTTGTCGCGAGTGAATTTGTATTGCTGATTATCGACATTGATTTTGTAGATTAATACGCCATCTTCAATGTCAATTGTGACTCGATTAGGAGATATGGGCCAAAGTTCGGTTATTTCACCGTAACCGTTGCGGACTTTCTCGGCGTAGCAATTTCCCCAGGTGAGTAAATGGGCAATCATTACCGACCGGCCAACTTGGGCTGTCATAATTTTGTTAAAACTGGAATGGAGGCAATGGTATAGGCGCTTCTCGGTTACTTTGAGAGTTTTATTGGCATCAGTGCGGCA